CTTTTATAGGTGTGAGTATTCAAAGTTTACAAATTGCCAGAGACAGGACACAGGATCCGTTCTTTACAGATACCAAAAGCATAACAGAGCGTAAATTTAACGAAGATACACAAAGTTATGAAAGTACACAAGGCAATCAATATACAATTAATAGATATATGCCGGTTCCATATAACTTAACTATGCAAGTTGATATATGGACACCTAATACTGATACTAAATTACAGTTAATGGAACAAATATTAGTGTTGTTTAACCCAACAATACAATTACAACAAAACTCCAATCCGTTTGATTGGACGCAAATTGTTGAAGTAGAATTAACTGATATACAGTTTACTAATAGAAGTATTCCTGCAGGAGTAGACGAGCAAATAGATGTAACAACATTGACATTTACTTTACCTATTTGGATTAATCCACCTGCAAAAGTTAAAAGACAAAGTATTATACAAGAAATACACAGTAACATTATCACAGATTTTGGTGGTCAATCTCTAAGCGAAATTGGATATGACGAAGACATCCATGATTTCTTTAGAAGTTTTGATATCCAGTCACGTTTAATTGTTTCACCAGGTAATTACAAAGTCAGTATACTGAACAACTCTGCAACTCTTTATGATTCAGGTGGAATTGAAACTAAAAGTTGGACAGATTTATTAGAAATGTATGATAAAGAATTAAAGGACAATACCAGTATTTTAAAATTAAAAATTACTAATGACTTAGAAGATGATTCACAGGACATTGCAGGCACTATAGCAAAACATCCTACAGATAATTCTCAGTTAATTTTTAATTTAGATTCTGATACATTGCCTGCTTCTAGTATAGGCAATATTGAAAAAATTATTAATCCCCATGGTAATGTACCTGGAGACGGTACATTAGCAAACCTTGTAATTGGACAGAGATATCTGATAACAGAAGATCTTTCTAAAGCAGGCTATCCAGAGTGGAACGTTGATGCATCAGAAAATGACATAATAGAATTTAACGGTTCTAATTGGACGGTGTCATATGATGCAAGTGCCAACATTAATACTACAGCAGTAACCAAAAACTTAAATACAAACAAAGTATACAAATGGACAGGAACACAATGGCTGAGCATATACGAGGGGGAATACAATCCGGGATATTGGACTCTAGTCCTATAGAACCTTTTACAGGTGTTATAGGTGTAGGCACATTATTTCTTGCTCTTGACACAGAACGTGTACTTTTACAATTCAGAAACAGCGACAAACGACATAAACACACTTGGGGATTCTGGGGAGGACTTGTTGAAAAAGGCGAGTCTCCATATGAAGCCTTGACACGTGAACTTGATGAGGAGATGGGTTTGGTTCCAGATATTAATAAACTGAATCCCATAGATGTTTATCAAAGTAAGGACAAAAACTTTATGTATTATAGTTTTGTTGCTGTCATAGAGCACGAATTTATGCCAAATTTAAATGGTGAAAGTTGTGGTTATGCTTGGGTAAACATCGGTACATGGCCAAAGCCATTACACGAGGGTGCTAGAGCAACCTTCAGTTACAATAAAGGTAACGAAAAACTTAATACTATATTAAATTTACATAAATGCCAGACATAATAGATTTTAAAAAGATAAGACTAGAAAACTTACTGATAAAGTTTGCAAAGTCTAACGAAGTGCCAATCGAATTTATCGATGGTCGTATGAATCCTGATGAATTATTTAATTTGTACAAAGAATCTTTATCTGAATATCATTTAAAATTATTAAATAAACTTAAACGTATACTTGCTAGTAGATTGCGTAAAAGTCAAGAAAACATATATGAATCATTTATGGAAGAGTACTTGTATTTTTATAAGCATCAATGTACAAAAGAAGACAAATGGGTATATCCTATTGTAAGTTCTAAATACAGAGATAATTTAAATCCTATTAGAGCATTATATTACGAATTACTTAATATAATGAACAGTTATAATCCAGAAAGCGAAGTACATACATTTGTTTTAGACTTGTTTACAGATGCAGAATGGCGTAACACTATAATTAATTGTGTGCAAAAAGACATTAATGCAATAGATCATATAACATCAACATATCATTACCCATTAGAAAAAATTGGCGAGAAGCCTTTTGAATTTTTTTATTTAATAGAACTTAAAAAAGATCTAGTTAATGCAAGAAGTGTGTTCCGTTCTATGGAACATTGGTCACCTGACGAATAACTGTTGTAATCCTTTATTGCCTGCTATACTTTCTGAGTTGTCTGTGATATCAAACCCTAAAGTTATTCTAGGTAAATTTACATTATCGCATACAACTTTGTGTTTTAAGTTGCCATGGCCTATATAAATGTTGCCGATTATGTTGTTTATAGTAAAATCTTCAAATATTGTTTTGCTGTCAAGTGGTTGAATACTGATATATCCATGATAAGGCCATTCATGATCATGCCAGTCTAGTAACTGATGTTCTAAATGAAAATTTAGCCAACTTTGATAACACAGATCTTTATCATTGCCTATAAAGTCTATAGCACAATCACGCAACTCTCTAAATAAATCAGTCCAAATTTGTTTAGGTGAAGCATACGAAAATATATTGTACTGATCATATGTCCATGTGGTATCGTAATTTTTAAGATCTTTGGTTAAACGTTTAAATAGTGTTGTACAATCAGAAACAAATTCTGCCTGATTTTCTATCACAGTCTGTGATTGATAAATTTTGTACATGCTTTTACTTATAAAGTTTTCTAACTTTGCCATCAAACAATGGAGCATACATTCTAACTGGCTCTTCTTTGCCTTTCACAGTAACTTCGCCTATGTTACTAAATGCTATATCATTACATTGCAAGTATGTGTATTCAGAAACAATAATTGGTGTGTCTTCTGCTCTTGTTTGTGCTTCTAATCTAGCACCTAAGTTTACAGCATCGCCTACAACACTATAATCTAATCTAGTTTCAGCACCCATATTACCAACAATACATGTGCCTGTGTTGACACCTGTACCAAATTTAACTCTTGGTAAGCCACGTTGTTCCATTTCTTTTTCTAGTTCGTCGCCAAGCAGTTCAATTTCTATTGCTGTTTTAACGGCCATCTCAGCATGATTCTCACATGGTAGTGGTGCGTTCCAAAATGCCATTATACAGTCGCCCATGAACTTGTCAATTGTGCCGCCATTCTTTAAAACTATTTTTGTCATTTTATCTAAGAAACTGTTTATGAGTTCTACTAATCCTTCTGGGTCATCTGCTTTCATATACTTTTCTGATATAGGGGTAAAGCCGACTATGTCAGCAAACATAAAACTCATTTCTTTTCTTTCGCCACCCAGTTTCATCAAACTAGGATCTTTAACTAACATATCTACATAGTCGGGTGATATGTAAGTACCAAACTGCCCTTTGATTTGTTGACGTAATTTGTATTGTTTATAGAAGTTATTAAATGCTGATTGTGTAAAAATCAAAAAGCCACTTAGCACAGGAAAAGTAGCATCTACTAATTGTAATTTATTTTGATATAACCACACACTACCATATGCTTCTCCACCTAAAATCAGCAGTGAAATAGGTGCTGTCCACAGTAGCGGTAGTTTATACACCGCGATGGCTATTAAAATCATGCCGCACAACGCACACAGAAGTTCTATAAGCGACGATAATTGGTTCCGCTGTATGTTTGACCCATCTATAAAATTTTGTAGCATGTGTGCTTGTATATGCTGTGGATACATATTGCCTCTTGGAGTAGGCACAGGGTTAGCAATACCCTCTGCTGTTACACCTACTATAACAAACTTGCCACCCATGTTAGGCAGACTGTTTATGTCTACATATTCTACTTCTTCAAATGTGTTGTTATAACGTATGTAAGCATCACCTTTTGGTAATGTAACTATAGGATCAAACGGCGGAACAGCAAATTCATTGATGCCTATTTCTGTTGTCTTAATCATGTAACTGGGTTTGCCTGTTTGTACTCTTAACATTTCTATAGCAAAACTAGGATATATTTTTCCTTCTACTGCTATTGCTAATGGATATGTTCTTGTAACAAAATCAGGTTGCGGAGCGGAGGCGTTGACTCCTATACCAAATGCTTCTGCTTCTAGTTCGGGTATGTTTGTTACTAGGTTAGGCCATGTTAATAAAAAGTCTTGTGCCTTTGTAGGTCCAATAACTCCTGTGCCAATATGAGGACCTGTGGTTTTTACTCCTCTTGTACTTGGTGTCTGTGATAGCACAATGCCGTTACCTTTTAACCAACTTGCTAATGTGGGATCACCTCCAAACCTATCTGCTTCTGGAAACATAACTGTGAGTCCAATTATGCCTTGGTTCTTCTGTCTTAAGTCATGTATTAGTTGAGCAAAGTTTTGTCTTGGCCAAGGCCACTGTCCCCATTGTTGTAAACTCTTTTCGCCTATATTAACAATAACAACTTCGTTGCTTTGCTTGATTTCATCAAATTGCTGATAGGCGTCGAATGTTTGATTTCTTAGATTTTTAATTGGTGTAGGGTCTGCAACTTGTAAACCTACCAATAGTGCTATAGAAATTATTACAGCATATCCACTATATAACCATTTCATTCTTTAGGATATCCTTCGTACCATTCTTTTATAGTGTTGACTCTTACATCACGCCAGGCTTTTACATCAAGTCCCCAACATACTATTGCATCTGGACTAGAGTATTTTTTTATTATCATTGTTTGTCCTGATATATCGTTATTCAACGTACAGGGCATTGTGCGAATTTCACCTGTATCTATTTTTTCAAAAACGATTGTAATAACACCTTTTTGTAAGGCACTAATAATTTTATCTGGTTCCATCAATCTACAAATGCTCTTTCTAACATAAAGTCGCCCATTTCACCTGTGTTGCCTTCGTGCCAATTTAGTGTCTTAAACATAGTACGACATTCTTTATTCATACTTGGAGAACCGCATACCATAACACCGTCTCTTTCTTTTAGAAAACCATTTGGTAATAAGTGCTCTATGTATTGCCAAAACCTACCTTTACGTTTGTATTCTTCTCTTGTTACAGTTGGTATATAAATAAAAGGCATGTCTTCTGCTATACTATTTAGTTTTTCTTCGTATGTAATTTCATTTACATTTCTCACAGTATGAAACAAGTAAACACGTTTAAATCTGCTGTATGTTTCAGGATCTTGTGCTATGCTAACAAAAGGTGCAATGCCTGTGCCTGTTGCTAACATAACTAAATTTTCTTTGGGTGTTAAGTAATCTACAACTAAACTGCCTGTTACTTTTGGATTGACAAGTATTTCATCGCCTACTTGTATATTTTGCAATTTGCTTGTTAGCGGACCGTCAGGGACCTTAATACTTAAAAATTCTAAATGATCATCGTAGTTTGTGCTAACAATACTGTATGCTCTAAGCAAAGGTCTTTTTTCTCCTTGCAATCCAATCATACAGAATTCGCCATTTTTAAATCTAAATGTTTTATCACGTGTGGTTTTAAAACTGAACAGTCTATCCGAGTAGTGGTTGATTTCTATTACTTTTTCTTTTAACACAGATATATTTATTTTTAATTTATTTTATTACATTCTCGTTTGGCTTGATTTAATAATCTAAAATTATTTCCAACAACTGTCGCATAAAACATATTAGTACCGTCTAGTTCCTCAGGTGTTACTTCTGTCCAATAATCATTATACAGTAAGCCTGGTAGCAACAAAAAACTTTTTGTTAGTACTAGTCTAGCATCATTAGGATTTTCTGTAAAAAGTGGATTTATTTCTTTTACACAATCATACTTTAATGCTCGTGATGTTGAATAAACATCTAATAATTGAAATGTCCAAAATGCTAACCATTGTCCATTAGTGGCACGTGGTGCCATATCAAATATTGGAATGTTACTAGTTTCTATCTTCTTACAAATTTCAGGATTATTATCACAGTAATATGGATCTAGTGGGGGATTATAAGTAAGGTCTAATACTCTACCTTCCGGTAAGTATGCTGGACTAATAACAATTTCCTCTGCTGTTAAAAACAGAGGAAATGTTAATGTTATGATTAAAAGTAATTTATTCACATTCTTCAGGCTTCTTAGAGCAATATTCTATTATAGCATCTTCTAAAAGTTTATCTTTCAATAACTCTTTTAGAACTTTATTTTGCAATAAAAGTTCTTTAATATCCTCTTCAGAAACCTGCTCACTCTCTTGCGAGGGTGTTGCTATACCTTCCTGCTTTTTTAAAAACACAAAGGGTTTAAAGAATGAGCCTTTTACTTTTTTGGTTCTTCCTTTGGTTCTTCTTTGTCTTTTTGTAAAGCATCAGTTTGATTATCAATTTCTGCTTGTACAGTTTCAACTAATCCTGCACCAGTATTAGCCGCAGTTTGGACTAATCCAACTCCAACTTCTGCACCAGTTTGGACAATGCTACCAACATCACTTGCTACAGAACCAACGATACCACTTGCGGTACCTGTTACTGTGTCAACTGTGTTTGTTGCAAGTTCTTTACCACCATCGATTACGGTACCAACTGTGGCGCAACCTTGTGCGAACATTACAAAAAATATACCAAAGAACACGTTTTTTAATTCTTTCATTTATTTTCTCCTTATATATAAGATTGTTATAAAACCATCTGTTATTATAACAGTATATATTTATCTAAAATTTAGATGCCGTGACTGTTAAACAGAGTTTTACCTGACAAACTGTTTTCATCGTGTAAAAATAGTTCATACGTCAATAAGTCTTTGGTGTGCTGATTATTGGAGGTGTGTATTAAATGTAATATTTGATTTCTGTTGTCTTCTTCTATTCTAACTATTAGTTCACACCAATGCCAAAATACCACAAATGTAAGTGGTATAAACACAACTTTTATTACAAACACTGGAAAGAAGTATGCAAATATTAAAAAGTGTATACCTATAACAGATAGGGAATATATTCTAAGACTGTTTAACCATTTTGTAACCATAAGTGTTTATGAATTAGGACTACCAATGCCTAATTGTTCCAAGTATGCGTTGCTGTGCCAATATGTGTCTAACACAATATCAGTCACAAGAGCAATTAATACTAATGTTAGTATTACAGATAGATATAGATTTATACCGGCAGATATCTTCAGCCATTTAATCATATGTTTCATAACTGTATAAAATTATAGCAAGAATATGCTAGGTTGTCAACC